GCCTCGCATGCTCTGATTCAGGTGCGAGTGGATCTGCTTCATCTGGGCGTCGGTCGTGGTCGGTGCCGCCTTGAACACCATGCCCGGGTTGCCGCCGTTGAGCCAACGCTGGGCCTCGGCCTGTAACGCTGCCGCCTCCATGTCCGTCTCGGCCATGACGCTGAACAGCCAGGACATGCCGCCTGCCGGATGCGTTGGGCTCCCGTGCTGCCGCAGGTACACCACGTCGCTCGACGGGATCCGCATCGGGGCCGAGCGGTTTCGCCCGTAGTAATACCCCTCGATGAAGCCGGTGTCCGACAGCATCGGCCATGCGAACTGCGACGGCAGGATGTACGCCGATTCCGGCACGCCGCCGGGCCCACGCTCGCCCACGTACAGGTACGCTCGACCGGCCACTTCCTTGAACCAGAAGATCTGGTGCAGCCACATCGGGCCCGTGTAGATCGGGTCCGGGTTGTGAAGCAGTTCGAGCACAGGATGGTCGAGCACTTCCTCGACCTCGTCGCCCGCTCGACTGGCATACGACGCCGCCTTGCCGATGAGCGACTTGATGCCGCCGCGGTTGGTCGCGTGCTTCAGCGTGCGACGGTCCGCCACCTTGCGGCCGGCCTTGGCCATGCCAACGCCGACCTTGCGGAACAGCCGAAGCGTCTGGCCCGCCAGCACCGTGGCGTTGATCGTTGCCGCTCGATAGGCCGTGCCCGTGATGCCACGGGTGACCAACTCGTAGTCGCGGCCCGTGTTCTGGTTGTTGCGGCTCGTCGAGGCCTCGCCTGCCACCAGCGACGCACTGATCCACGCACCGGGGATGGTGCGGTCGTCAGGTTCGATGGCCGTGGTTGCTGCCTTGGGTGATCGCTTCGCCATTGGTTATGCCCATGCTCGGACGGTGTCGGTTGGTGTCAGTGTACCCGCCTGCGTCGCCGCACTGGCCACCCATGCACCCTGTGATGCCCTCGGGCCATCCAGTAGCATCGCCGCATATCGCATCGCGTCCATGCCGTCGTCGTGTTGCTTGACCGGCTCCTCCTTGGCCGCCTTGCCGTCCTGACCCGGCGGGTAGCAATAGGCATCAAACTCGGCCAGCGTGGTCGTCGGCTGTTTGCGGTGGTACAGGTCTGCGTCCGTCTCGACGGTGCAGCCCTCGAGGATGAACAGCCGCGGGCGACCGTCGGCCTGCACCTTGAGCCGCTCGTGCACGGCGTCGCGGCCGGTCCGGTGGTCCTTGTTGGCCGGCGTCGTGGCGATGCCGACGGACGCGAGCGTGGCCCGATCCTCGGCGTCGTGGTCGCTGACGGTGGCCTCGATCGCCTCGCCGCTGCTGAGAGTCAGGATCTGCCTCGCATGATCGGCCACGGTCCGGCGGCTGTGATAGACCTCGCGGTAGAGGTACATCCGTCCGTCGCCGTCGATCGCCCACCACTGGCAGACGAACGGGTGGATGTATCCGAAGTCGATGGAACGTATGCGTCGCCACGACTCCCAGCCCGGAGGCATGGCCTTCAGCACGTGGATCGTCGGATCGAACTCGGGGTAGACCAGACCCTCGGCCGCGGCCCAGCGACCCTCGAGCAAGCGAGCCCGTCGATGGCCTGTCAGCGTCGAGAGCCGCGCGATGTAGGCCTTGCCCTTGTCGGTCCAGTCGCCGGCGACCTCGTCCCAGAGCATCGGGTTGTCGCGGTGCCGCGAGTCGAACACGGTCATCTGCCCGCGGTCGGCCCGGCGTTTGAGCCAGTGCGTCGGAGCGGTCGGGTTGCAGTCGGCGACGATCTGGTGATACGGGCCCTTGCCGTGCCGCAGGCGGGTCGTCAGTTTCTCCCAGTCGTCCTCGCTCAACTCGGTGGCCTCGAACGCCGCCACGATGTCATACTCCGTGCTCATGATGCGGTCCGGGTTGTCGGGCCCACCCGCCACAAGCGTCGAGCCGTTGTCGTAGTCGTACGCCGATCGCGTTCGCCGTGCCTGATTCGTCAGCGTGCAACCGGCCCGGGCGACATGCGACTCGAACGTGACCAGCACGCTCTCGGTCATGCTCGCACGAGTCTTGCGGACGATCAGGCCCCGGCTCTTTGGGTACTTGAGCAGGTACAGGTGCACCTTCTCGAGCACGCCGCGAGTCTTGCCGGTGCCCGCAGGCCCGGGCACCAGTACCTCGGTCGCACGTGATCGCCAGAGTTTGTCGATCGCCCCCATGGGCTCATAGTCGCCCATTCACACCTCGTCGATCGGGGCCCGCTTGCCGTAGAACTGCACGGCCTGCGTCGCCTTGCCCTCGTCGAGTCTGGCGTTCTTGGCCTCTTCCAGTTCCATGGTCATGTTGTCGCCGTCCATGGTCCGCAGCACGCTTGCCGCCTTGATGGCGTCGCCGTCATCGGGCGAGTCCGTGGCGATACCGACCAGACGATCGACGATCTTCGGCCGCATGTGCTCGGGGATCGGCCAGCGGTTCCGCAAGGCACGGGCGACCATCTTGGCGTCCTGTGCCGCGTGGTGAGGGTCCGCCAGCAGGCCAGAGTCCGGCATCGGCTCGGTGACGGCCGCGGGCACGTGGGCCCCTGACCCCTGCGTGATTGTGGGCTTCTCCATGCCTATCAGCGTATCAGCGGCCTTGCTTCTCGGCCTTGATCGCCTCGAGCAGACCTTCGATCCGACCGAGCCTAGAGCCCAACTCGATCAGGGCGCCATCGACCTTGGCCTGCGTCACCGCCGTAGCGTCCACGGCCTTGTTCGCCAACTCGAGGGCACGGGCGGCTGTCACCCTCGCGTCGTACATGACTGCCGCCACCGTCAGCAGCGTGGCGCCACCGGCGATCCACTGGCCCGGGGTGCCCTTGCCCGTGATGGGCCTGTTGGCATCGACCGTGATGGACTCGCTCATGGCTTGGCCGCCTTCTTGACGCCGATGGCCTTCTGGATCTTGTCCACGATGGCCTTGGTGCTCTGGGACTGGATGGCGTTCGCGATCGTCTTGAACGAGTCGGCCTCGAACTTGGGCTTGACCGTTTCGACGAGTTTCACGACTTCGGTGGAGGCCTTCCGCTCGCGGATCATGGCCCATGCCGCCCATGCACCGGCGACGCCGAGCGTGCCGAGGCCGATGACGACGCGGTACTCGAGGATCCACTGCCCGGCGACGGCGGCTCCGAACACGGCGAGGCCGGTCAGCAGGCCTTGGCCGCTGCGCAGCCAGACGGCCGATACCACGGCGAGGGCGAGGCCGGCGACCGCCGAGAGCGTGAGCAGGCGAGACAGGAGGCCGTTACGGGCGTCCTCGAGGTCTGCGATCCGCTTGCGGGCATCCACAAGGTCGGCCTCGGCCTTGGCCAGTTGCTCGGCTCCAGCGGCGATGCCGGTGCCGGTGGTCTCGAGCGTGCCAGCCACGGTGTTGAGTTTGGCGACGCCGGTGGCGATGGTTTGTGTTTCGGCAGACAGAGCGGGGGCCGCGGCCTCGATCCTGCGGTTTGCGGTGTCGATCGTTGCCGCGGCACCCCGGACTTCCTCGGCGGCTGCCTTGGTCGCCTGCGTCGCAGCCGGAAGGCCGCCACCCGACGCAGCCGCTGCCGCCTTGCCCCTGCACCCACAAGCCGACGCCACCGCGAGGGCGATGGCGACGGCGGCCCACAGTGTTGCCCGGTTGGTCATGGTGTCAGTGTACCCGCAGGCGTACGAGGCGGGTAGCGTCGATGCGGGCGATCGTTCCGTCGGGCCACCTGACGACGGCAACCAGCACGGATGGGATAGGAGCCCACGGGACACACGCGAGGAGGATGCCCCTGCGTCGGATGGGGGGACCCTCGAGAAGCCGCCAGACGGCCTCCACGGGGCCGCCGATCGGCATGGCCTTGGCCCTGCGTCGGGCCTCGGCCTCGGCCTTGCGTCGGGCCTTCTCGCGGGCATGGTCATGGGGAAGGACGCGCTCGTAGGGCGGCGTCCATGGCGTGTGCTTAGATCCGGCGACGATCCGCGGCATTGGCGATCGCCTCCAGAGCCTCGGTCGCGGACCGGGCGAGGATGTAGACGCCGCCGGCGTCGGTCCAGCGTTGAGCCCATTCGCGTTGGGTGTCGGTCTGCCTGCCGGTGGTCGTCTTGACCTCGATGGCGACCGGGATGCCGTCCACGACGCCGATCAGGTCGGCGGTGCCTGGCTTGGCGCCACGGATGAATCGATCGCCGATTGCGAATGAGCCGGACTGGACGCGGACCACGACGGAGCGAGGTCCGTGCATGACGGCCAAGGCCTGCTCGATGCTTCGGGTGATGGCGTTCTCAGCCTTGCCCATCGGTGTCGTCCGGCGTGGTGCATTGGTCCAGCCGAAGTATACAGGCCGCGAGTTCATCGCCGAGTCGTTTGACCTCGGCCTCGAGCCAATGGACGCGAGCGATCAGGGCCAAGGTCTCGTCGTCGGTCATGGCTTGGCCTCCTTCGCCCGCTGAAGGGCACCCGACTCGTCGGTTGCCGATCGAGCCGCCGACACATCGCGGCAATCCGACGAGTCTCCGATCTGCCTTCCGGTCTGTTCATCAAACGCGCGTCGCCACGCCTCAACTTCCGCCGCGAGCATGTCCCTGTCGGCTTTGGCTTGCACAGCAAGCAGTTCCTGAGAATTTCCAACATCTCGCCACGCCATGACTTCGATCGCAAGCATGTTGCGGTCGGCCTCGGCCTGTGCCAGCCGCCGCCTTGCTTCGTCCCGTTCGGCCATGGCCTGCTCCAGCATCTCATCCGCCTCTTTGCCATACTCGTTCGCTTGGCATAAAGCATTTTCGCATCTTGCCGAGTATGCCTCGGCCTGTGCCAGCCGCCGCCGCAACTCTCCAAGATCTTCGGTCGGTTCGTTCATCGCTTGGCCTCCTTTGCCTTGGTCACAACTTCCCCTTCGCATCCAAGATCGCCACGATGATCTGGTCGATGGCCCGCTCCGACATTCGGATCGGCTTGCCCGCCAGGTATGCCGTGACGTTCGCTCGG